TCTTTACAGTCAATGTGTGCGATGGTAAGAACGAGTTCCAGATTATCAACACACATATGCAGTCTGATATTACGGAGGCCTGCTGTATTCGTCTGAACTTCAACGCGGCCCGCCACGCGCAGGAGGAGCAACTGTTTGTCGCTGCTAGCCGTTGTGAATTTCCTCTTATTGCCGGCGACGCGAATACATGCATCTTCAAGTGCTTCCATCGTGTAGATCAGGAGACACATTCCACGTTTCCTGATACGGAGGAGCACTTGGATCACCTTCTGTGTCTTTCACGAGACAGGGAGCGGATCCAGCATGTTGAGACGGTCTATCATGATGATATGTTGTTGAGCGACCATATTCCAGTGGTCTATACGATTAAAATATAAGCATCTTTATAGAATGGATAAGAAGGGGCAGTTTGAACATAATTATTCATTTAGACATGGATGGGGTATCGAGGAACCCAAGAATTATGTTAAGCAAAGCATGAAGCGTAGAGTAGGGCCAATAAATAAAAACAAAAAGATTGCGACGCAACTGAAACGGAATTCGGAAATCCGCGCCGCATATGAAGCTGCCGCAGCGGCTGCGCCGACGGCTGCGAACATCGCGTTCGCAAATAGACTTGCCAGACGGGCGGCAGAGTTGAAGACCTTACGGAATAGCCACAGAGCTGCGCAAAATGAAATACGGCGCCAAAGACATATTAACTCTGCCGATGCTGCGCGAGCGATGTTAAATGCCGAGGGTGATAATGCTGAGGTGAATTTCAACAACGAGGTAAATTCTAGGAATAATCTTAATCCCATAATAACAAATCTTCAATCTCAGATTTATGCGTTAGAGCATGCGAATCCCGTGAATTCCGTCGAACTTGAAAAGGTAAGAGCAATGTTAGAAGTAGCAGAAGCACAGCAAATGGTTCAGCGTATAAATGAAGAACTACCTAGACTTATTTTGGAATATGGAGAGGATTCGATAGATGTCAGAGTTATGCTTGATGCAGAACAAGAGGCGCTTGAACGTTCTATTGATGCTGTTGCGCATCTTGAGGCGTTACAGGCATCTGGGGGTCGCAGACGCAAAACACGGAAGCAGCGGCGTTAATATCCAAACAGCATTCCAGCCCGCCCACCATAGACCCGCAGAATATTATACGTCTCCGCCCACACATAGACTTGATAACGCGGCACGTCATTCGGATTCGCAGAGCCGCGATTCCGATGGAGTTCTAGTGCCAGCTCGATATTCAATATCTTATCCAGATTCGCCTCCCCTGTCGCAAGAGACGCCGCGATATGTCCATGCTGGAGGTCAAAAGGGAGCGTATACATATACCGATTCACCCATGGACTCTTTCTCATTTCCAGCGACGGAATCAGAGAGCGGAACATGGAGGGCGAATCCGTCCAGTAGCGAGTGAGTTTACCTTCATATACGAGTGCAAGAGAGGACAGAGGTTCTGATTCTCTTGTGCTGAATCCAGGGCTGAGGTCGCCGAGAGCATAGACATTGAGGCCCGACGCATCAGGCCACCAGGGGGCCACATTGACACCCTGTCCAGAGAGGTCCCGCGTAGCCAAGAAGGGCGCATTGTAGCGGGCAGCCTCCCACCGCTGGAGATAGAAGAAGAGTGTGCGCGTGGGATTCGGAACCTTCAGTGGAAAACGAATATTCGCCGACCGCTGAGTATCCAGCGGCTCAAACCGATAATGCTGGGGCACTGGAATCTGGATGTCTGCGATGCGGAAGCGGTTGGCCTCGGGCCGATCCAGATAGATGTATTCGGCCATCACATACGTGTCTCCCAGTGGCAACACAGTCGGCATTTTTATACCGATAGGCGAGGCCTTCACAGTGAGACCGGGTCCAGTAAGACCCGTGACGGGAGCCCCCTGCGGATTCAAGTAATAAAAGGGACTGCCCGCTATAGGAAAATATGACTCTCCAGGCAGGCTCGCGTTCGGCGTCACAGGGGCCCTCTGTGCCGAGCTTACAAACATGCTTTCTAGCGCCGCAAACGTCACGCGCAAGGTGACAGCATCCGACTGGATTGCGTCGATCGGTAGAAACGCACCGCTATCGCCACTGGAGAACCAGAAAGGAAGCGGTGTCACCGCCACAGTCTGTGTATCCTCTAGACCGAAGACACCCACGCGGAATCCATTATCTTTTCTAGGGAGCAGCGAGTTCATGAGCGTGGTCTTTTCAAGCGGTGTGTGGAACTCGTCAAGAACCTCTAGGAGACGGCCATCCAGACGTTCACAGCGGGCTCCACCAATATCAATGCTGGCCTCCGTAAGAAGCGCGTGACCTACGGAGTTTGTCCAGCCGAATGTGGGACCGAGGAACTGGATGCCTGATGTATCGCACGCTTTCCGTGCGGCCAGCTGGGCTGCCGAGATGTTTGGGAGAGTCGTCACCAAGTATAAGCGAGAAATGAGCTGGCCCTTGCGCGGAAGGGTCATGGTTGCTGAGGAGCCGAGCACAGGCCGAGTATCAAACTCCAGGCGCGTGAACTGGGTGGTGAAGCGACCAGCGCGGACGAACGCCTTCGTGAACATTTGTATGCGAGGCTGGCCTTTGACGGGGAGGAGCCGACTGTCTTGAACTCCACTGTTTAGGTTTCGTAGGAGGGCGGCCACCATCTTCTGTAGATGGCGGTCTTTTACTTAGACCGATATAAACCCTACTACCAGTTTCAACAAAGATGGATACGACCAAGTTCTTATATGAAGGCTGTCTTGTATGGACATTAACAACAGCGGGTTATAAGTTTCTAACATTGAATTTATATAGGCATCTAGAGGCCGCAAAAGTCCCATGGAAATTGGCTATTGTTTGCGCGGACCACCCTTCCTATCGTTTCTTTCAGATGGAAGGAATACCGTGTATTCTCTACTCAAAGGCCCAGCGCGAGAGTCTTGGTAAACTTCTTCAGTTCGGATCAAAACCGTTTCAAGAGATAAATCTGGTGAAGCTGGATATCTTGAATACATTTGCCTCTCGGAACACCATTGAGACGTGTGTATATATAGATGGAGATATTGTGGTAAAAGGCGATTTTCTTCCAGATATAAGAGTCAGGTTGGATACGACGCCGCTCCTCTTTCAATGCGATGAACAGAAGACCACGTGTTGCGCACCTTGCCGCAATTGCTGCACAGGGTTCATTGCGTGGAGGTCGGGTCATGACGGAGGGATATTCAAAGTGACAAACAAGGCGGTTTGGACCGCCGCTCCTGAGGACCAGCGATGGGTAAATACTACATTACAGGGGACATCCATTCCTTATAATACTCTTCCTCGAGATCTATATCCGAATGGTGTTTTTGTAGATTCACAGCCGGCCAACTTTCTTGTTCTTCATTACAACTGGATGGTGGGCAATGCAAAAATTTTAAAGATGAAAAAAAATGGTCACTGGATTATTCCTTATATGTAGATGGGGTATGGAGTTCTACTCGTTGTGGCATTCGTTATCATAGCGATATGTTTCTATATCTATTTCCAACCCGTGCCGCTCCCACCCCACGTCTACTACATCAATCTTGATAAGCGCCAAGACAGGAACCGCGAGTTCCTCGGCGAAATGGCTCGCCTCAATATTGTGAACTTCACGCGAATCCCCGGCATCCACATGCCGAAACGTGGCGCCCTCGGCTGCTCCCTCTCCCACATTAAGGCGCTCGAACTATTTCTTGAATCCACTCACAGCGAATGCTGTATCCTAGAGGATGATTTTACATTCGTCTTGGGACAGTGGCAAGTTGCCTCTCTCTTCAAGACTCTTCTGATGGTTCCCTACGACGTCTGTATGTTGGCCGCGAATGTTCTCCACTCCGAAGAAACAGAGCACGCATTCTTACGTAAAGTCCACGAAGCACAAACAACGGCAGGGTATTGTGTGAGCAAAGCATATGCTCGGACTCTTCTAGCCAACTTCAAGGAAGGCGCCGCGAAGCTCAAGGAGGGCTTCGAGACGGGGGGTAAAAAGGAACCACGTTTCTGCCTCGATATGTTCTGGAAGAGCCTCCAGCCGGCGGCCAAGTGGTATGTCCTGAATCCAAAGATGGGAATTCAGCGCGACTCATATTCGGATATTGAGGAAAGGTCAGTGAGATATGGAGTTTAGTCCTCAGCACATTAAAAATGTGCGCAGGAAGACGGCCTCTAGGGAGGCCTAATCCTCAAAGATAGACCCCGCCAGCCCATTCTGGAACCGCAGCCAGTTAATCCCCAGGCAGAAGACCTTCACCTCCCATTCGGGCCCTCCCTTCACTTCCAGCACGAGCCGCAGACTCTGCACGCGGCTGGCGTTCAGTGTCCCACTCGGCTGGTGGTCGCCAGGATGGCGGGCGAACGGATATCCATAGATAAACTTCTCATATGGGACAATCCCTCCACGATGGTGACGAGCGATCAACTCGCGATAGTATCCCTCTTCAGCATCGCATATCGTCACACCATTCACTTGTAGAACCGCATTCACGAGCAGAGGCTCGGGCCGATTGTAAACCGCGTCATAATCCTTCTCCAGAACATTCCCATAATTCGTCCACTCGTTGTTTCCTGCAACATCCTTGCGGCGGACGAACCACAGAATCTCCTCTAGAGGGTGGTTCGCCTCAAGCGGCAGCGAAATTCGCACCGTATCTGCAGCGCTGTTCTTGGACACGGTGTATTTGAGCGGCTCGGCGAAATAGAAGGTCTGGACCTCCCTGTGAATAATTTCAAATGACTGGCGGAGCATCGCATCACGCATCTTCCCGTCTAAAATGGAGCCGAATGTCACAAGACGCACACTCGTAAGGTCGGGTATTGTTGTCGCTGTCTGAACGGTGAAGAACTGGTCATATGAAAAGGTTGTGTCGCGGAATGTGACCTCCGTAGTGAGCGGCACCGAGTCACATGCGCTGCGAGCGCCACCCCTCTGACGAATGCACTGTGTAAAGGGCCGTAGCGTCACATGGATTCTGGCCGAACCCTCTTTGATGGCTATCATCGGAAGAGCCTCGCGGAGTCTGGTGCGCATGAAAAAGAAGGGAAGGACGCAGTGGAGCACACCATCTTCGGTGGGGAACATGCGATTCGGATTCCACTCCAATAATTTCGGAATAGAGCAGCGGCCGAGATGGTCAATCGCAACTCCGAACTGCTCATTTAGATCCGTGAAGAGCGAGGCGCACACATTAATGAAATCTCCATCAATCTCTTCTATTGTCTTTCCGTCGATCTCCAGTTCTGCCTTTTCAATAATAGAAGAGCCGAGCGAGTTTGCATAAAACCATGCAGTCGCAGGATCAGTATATACATATTGACCCGAACTCACATGCAGCTGAGTAGTCGCATCCAGCCAGTGCGGCAACCGAATCTGCACTGCGCAACCGAGTAGTAAGTCTCCACATGGCACGGAGCCAATATCAAATGTGAAGCGCTGGCCGAATGTGGCGGGGCCTCGGAAGGGGAAATCTGCGACGAGAGGGACACTCGGAATAATACGGCGGTCAGGATCGCGCGTAAACCATGTCTGGTCCGTATTTAGCGGAAAGAGGTCATTGTCTTGGCGGTCTCGTGGGGTGAGGTCCAGCAGTGTTGTAATATCACCTCCAACACGTTCCATCTAAGATACTATGTTATAATTGGCTTTAGGGTGGTTTAAAACTCACGACGATAAATAGAATGGATTGGAGTTTCTTAGATACATACCCAATCTATCTTGTTTCTTCGCACGGAGGATACGATATAGATGAGATAGATGAGGGCGCTGAGCCGCGTGAATTTATTGTTCCACCCAACGTTTATATTTTTGAAATGGCGGATATTGGAGAGAATTGTATGACACACGCAGACGATCCAACATTACACCTTACACAAGGTGTAAATCGCAAAGAATTTAAGGATTCTTTTTTATATGGGAAGGGTCGCAGTGAAATAAAGAAAAGTATTTTTAGAAATTTGACTTTTTATAAACCAGGTGATTCCATCTACATGCGATACATTAGTATGGGTGAAAACACACGTAATATGCGAGAAACCTCATTATATGAGAATTTCGGCTTCTTTAAATTTAATGTAGATGACCCCAAGATGGAGCCCGACGTCGCACGTGCTAGAGGTGCGATACTTCATGCTTTAATGCATAGACTTCAGAGTGGCGGTGAAGACACTGATACAAATACCGAAGAGGTGATTAATGCGGTAATAGCAGAGACGCCGTCACCTTTCCCCGGTGGTATCTTCTTCATGTCTTCATGTGGCGGACACGGATGTTATAAGGGAATGACTCCTAACTGTATTCGTATTATGGATATTATAGGAAAACGTCAGCGTGATCAGAAATTATTTTTACTGAGTGAAAACGTCTCGGGTAGCACAAGTGTAGGAAAAGTTCGACGTGGGCGGCAGGGTGTTATGGGGTCTTCCGCTACTCCAAGTGGGGTAAATGCCGGTATTATAGAGGATAATAAGGGTATGAATCTTTATATAAATAATAATTCCAAAGCCTATACACCCGCCCAACTACTCAAAATAAAAAAGGCACGGAATGCATTCACAGAAGGCACGGCAAAAAGGGCGCTTGAGGGATTTAGAGCTCAGATGGCGGCGGCACATGCCGCAGCTCGGCAGCCTCTACCACCAGTTAAAACAACATGGCAGAAATGTAGTGGTTGGTTGTGTGCGCGCAGATGGAAAGGTGGGCGGAAAACGCGTAAGCTGCCTAGACATACAAACACGAGAAAGGTTATACGCAGATAGGCTCCAAACCAATACCCTTTAAGAATGCAGTCTTGACCCCAAATACATAATGTAGAATCTCGCCTCCTACGAAGAGTCCGAGGAAGCTAAAGAACACATTCGTCTGAAAAATCAAAGAAATAAGAACCGCTCCAATGATTGTTGATATCCAATCATTCAGAGCCATTCCGAGAAAACGGGCGGCATGAATTCCTTGTCCTGGTATTCCGAGTGCATTCGCATAAGGACACGGCATCTGATAGTATCAAGTAATTTAGTTTCCCCAAATAGAATGAACGGGACGCGTCGTTACAATATTCCTATGTTCGGCGTGAAGCATTGGTATGAGCACGAGATGGAGGCTGTCGGCCACCTCGCGTCCATGGAGGATGCGTATTTACGGCGGATGTATGCTAGCAAGGTTGTCAATGGAATGAATCACCTCACGAAGGCGATTGACGAGAAGGTTGTTGACCCGGGTTACGAGCACAAGAAACGTGACCTGGAGATTATGAAGAGCTCTGTAATGCGGACGATGGAGCACCTCAAGAAGGACTATGATGTGAGTGAGGGCAATATTTCATACAAGTGGAATACTGGTACTAACAATGCGACAATGCCCTCTTCATTTGAACCCAACATGAATACATCTTCGTTTGAGCCCAATATGAGTGTCCCTCCCTCGTTCAATGAGAATACACTCTCGCTGAATGAGGATGAACCGATGTCACTTAACGATAATGATTCTATTCTGACACTCAACAACATGAAGAACTTTGCTACTGCGAAGACAAATACCAACACATTGAACCTAAATGCCAATAACATGCCCACTCTCAACAACGCTACTAATAATGTAGCGAGTCTCAATGTGCCGAGTCTCAATGTAGCGAATCTCAATGTGCCGAGCCTCAATGCAGCGAGTCTCAATGTCCCGAGTCTCAACAATGTTCCGAGCCTCAATAATGCCCCGAGACTCAATAATGCCAATAACAAGAACAAGAATAAAAATAAGAATACGCTAGTCGGCGGTCGCCGCCGCAAACACAAGAAGGCCCGTCACACTCGCCGCCGGTAGAATTTGAAAGGCCACATCTTCTTACAGTCTGGACATATCTCATATTGTGGTTGTTTATCGGACTGAACAATCACAGACCGATTGAAATGTATCTTATTCGTCTCTGACCACCCATATCTCTTTGCGGTATCCAGAGCCTTTATCTTATCCTTATATTTGACCATAAAATGCTCAAATATGTCGCCATCATCTAAGTTTGCCGAGCAGTGTTGGCATATATAAGTTATAACATTCTCTTCACACATTCGCCTTTTTTATAAATGCGTTTGAGTTCTTTAAATATATACGTAAATGCATCGTTTGCCGTCAATTTTTTATTCACCAGCTGAATACCAAGAAGCTTCTCATACATACCTGCGACCTCCATCGTGATAAAGGTTGCCGCCCCGTCTTTCAAGACATCAACGACGAATTGATTCCAAGTCTGCGACATGACAGCCTGGCCAGACTCTGGCCTCTCAAGCGCGGCCTCGCACGCGTGCACAAGAAAGGATAGAAGATCCCCCAAACGGTCCTCCGCAAACCAGTCAAAAAACCGCATCTCAATTCCATGATTATAGTGTTTCCTGTAATTGATATCCATGCCGATTTGTTCCAGAGGATTGTATCCACTTGTCTTGTGATACTTGGTATACCACCAATACGGCAAGCTACTTCCCTTCACTTTCTTCACATCAAGTGTTAATAGCTTACCCTCTGTCATAGTCTCCGTATCATATGTGCCAATGCCAATATATCTTGCCACACAGCATCGCTGCGACGCCTTCGTATATCGGCGCGAATATCCAGACAGTGGATCGGCAGTTCCATAAACTGCAAGCAAGAGGGGTTCCAGCCACTGGATCATCCGAATACACTGGCGATGCTGAACCCTGAAGAGGTCTGGAAAGGCCAGTGGAGCCGGTTCTCCCTCTGCCGACGCCGCCCCAAGAATAGAAGGAAGAGTTAGATTTATATGATATGTTCCATTATTAAACATGACTATATTAGCTGGATTACTATAAATTACAGCAAATCCAGGATTTCGCGGAGGATATTCTAGAAGACCCTTCTCTCGGTGTCGCCTCTTCTCACCCAAGAAGCGATTTATCTCTCCAAGAAACTTCTTTTTGTAATTCACAAGCTCCTCTATAACGTCGGCAGCCTTTGTTTTATAAAATCCAAGTGTCATAAACTCAATAGAGTCACCATCAAACGTATAGTAAACTTCATAATCATCTTTGAACATGGAAGAAAAGGCCTGGAGTTCGTCGAGGAATGTTTTGCCATAAAACTTCGGATTCGGCCGCGGCGTCTTTTCATACGTTGTGGTATGATTACCGCTTATATCCATCTTCGTAAAACAATGCGCATTCACGAAAAATGGAAGTGGAACACATCCGTGCGTATCTGGGAAGAGGTATTCAAATGCTTTCATATGACCAGCTTTATACGTCGTGTAATAATCAACACTATATCTCTCTGGTTTGTGGCATGACCTAATAATAGGGGTGGCAACATGAATGGGTTTAGTAAACTGAAAATAAGTCTCTTCTTCTATACCGAGGCCCCAGTAAATTTCATTTGACCCGTATTTATCCCTATATTTTTTATGTTTCTCTAGCACCTTTGTCATTCTATTTAACAGGCCATATAAAACGCAGTAGCGATTCTAAGCAGCAATGGCCTGGGACCCACAAGAAGCCTCACCGTTTATGGATGCGTGGAAGCATGGAGAGGGACAGGTCGCACCAGGAACCTCGCTCGGTGACTTTCTGATGAATGTTGCAAAAGATACGCAGTATGCGAAGTATTTAGAGATTGGCACGTGGTCTGGTATGGGCTCTACGCGCTGCTTCCATCTTGGATTTCTTGAGCGCGCTGGTCCATTCGTCTTCAAGAGCCTTGAGTGTAACAAGGAGAAGTGCGAGATGGCCGCTATGCACTATACAGAATATCCTTATATACAGATCTTGAATAGCACCGTGGTTCCAGCAAGCGCCATTCCATCCACCGACGAACTCAAGATGATGTTCGAAGGCCTCGTTGAACACTGGCACGAGGTAGATATGGAGAATCTGGCCACGTGCTCCTTCTTAGAGGACCGCGACTTTGATGTCGTCTTCTTGGATGGTGGCGAATACACCACTTATTTTGAGTATAATGAGCTTGTTTCCAAGTGCTTATCCTTGCGAATGATCATATGCGATGACACGAATATGAACAAGTGTAAAAAAGTGAGAGAGGAGCTTCTCGCGTCACCTGACTGGAAGATTCTGGTGGATCGGCCTGACGACAGGAATGGGTGGTGCGCATTTGTTAGAGGAAACTAGGTTTCTCCCTCCTCGTATAGTGAAGGAGACCCCTCTCCTCCTTTGAAGTCCTATAATAGTGACGATAACATTCTATGGCATCATCACTAATCTTATACTCGTCCTTCATAGCGATTGCAAATGGCTGTAGACCGATAGAGGGAAGTTCAGGCACATGGGCGAATAGCCACCGCGCGTGTTCTGCACACAGATGGACCTTTCCGTATCTGTATGTATACTCATTTCCAATCGCAAGCGCTAGATTACAGGCAAAGAGGTAGTTTTCAACGGAGGCTCGGATCCAGCGAGTGCAGGGATGGTGAAGATGCACCGGTCTATACCCCCTTTCACTGGTATTTTTACGGATTGGTGCATCGGCGAAGTGGATGGGCACATCCAGCACCTTCTGCGCTCTGCTCACACCAATGGCCGACTTGTTATCAAGAAGCGAAGGATGTGCAGAGGTCCAGTGCGCCGAATAAAGCATTTGGCACGCCTCCAGAATCATTTTGACAACATGTGTGTCGGCATGCGCTTGCGCAGCCTCCACAGGGTTTGCGGAGAGAATGAAGAGATTCATGGTTGGATTTTCTAGCCAAGCAACGAGAGTTCAATTTTATTTTTAAATTTGAGATTACGTTTATGTCTAGATATTGTAGACATAAATGTACACTCGCTGTTCCTTGTGTGGAGAGGCTGAACATACCATGATGCGCTGTCCCGACCTCACTGACCCTCTCAGACCCGGATTCAGTGGTGCGGGTGGAGGTGGTGGCAGTGGTCACGGTGGCGACGATGAAAGTCTTATCCAAGTCTCAGGAAACAAGTTCGGCTTGTGGTGTTCAGACCAGAGGTCCGGATATACAACTGGCGCTATCTCTCCCAACACGGCGGCCCACCAGCTGAATGAGCTGTTGGAAATTACGGCACCTGCCCCGCAGCTGCTCATCACGTGGAGCGCAATGAGCTCATTCGGCTCATCACAAAGCACAACATTCTCTTTCTGAAAACACGACTGTTGTCTGCACCAGACAATATCGTCTGAGAAGATGAGCCATCGCTCTGCCGGTATAAGTGACATACCTTTTTCGTAGTAAGATATGGGTTGGATCCAGTGATAGGTCGGATTCAGTAAATAGTCCCCGCGCCGCACATGAACAAAGGCTGTGCCTTTCATTGTAGAATCAAGCTGTATACTTGTAGAGCGGTGAAGAGCGGGAAGAAGCGACGCGCGCAATTCAGGCAGAATAGGCACCAATTCAGGAAGCGACTGGAAATAACCTTCCAAATAGATTGTCGCAGCTGAGCCAAACCAGTTGGGCATCCACGGCTCAAATGCGCTATATTGTGTGTAGCGAGCAATTGCGGCTGGCCGCACCGTGCTATGCCGGTTTCCCTCTACAAATAACTCGGTCACATAATCACGTCTCATTGTGTTATGCGCATTCTCGCCTTGAGTGAACCAGATGGTCCCCCCTCGGACCTTCCGAACAGCGAGACCGGCAGCATATTGAAATATCTGATTGCCAAGACCACCTTGGAGATGGACTGTTATCATTTCTTGATTTCATGCCAAATTTTTTAAGTCACCAGTATGGTAGTATGGAGGACAAGTTACAACTTTTTCTCTCCTTGACATTCTTAGAGCTTTGGTGGATTTCTGTCTGGGGCATAGTCTATATTTTTATAGAGTATATGGCTAAAAAATCAAAGGCCGTCGAGTTACTGCTGTATGTTTCTATGATGGCGATTGTTATAGTTATTATTATGCGTAACCCTGATATTGTTCCGAAGTTCTAACATCGTGACTTAATTTTATAAGATCTAAGTAGATGAGAAAAAATAGAAGCTCCACAATGAAGAAATCTTTAAAGCCTTCTAAAAATAATATTGATGACACTCTTGAAATAGCAATAGATATTATAATAAGGATTTCTAATGCGAATATTTCAGATATGACCGACGATAAAGCCGCCGACATATTTATAAGGTCTGTTTTGGATGTTGTTTACCCAGGTGGAGATTCCTCTATTTATGAGAGTGTGGAAAAGACATCGAAAAAAGAGATTTTACTTTTGATTCCTTCAATTAAAAAAATCTTTAATATGGGTGTAAGGAAGCACAATAGAAAGCTCCGCAATAGCACACGTCGTGCCAAGATGGTAGGTGGCCAGAGGAGAAGAGATTTCTATCAAATAGCGGTTATTCTCGCAGGTTTTAGATTAATTATGATGCTTCCAGATGTTCTTGAACTTGTAAGAGACGCAGCACGCGAACGCGGATTTGATGAAATGATTGGAATTCAATATGGAATGGCTTCTGTCTACGTTATTTTTGGTGGTATATGTATCGTATTGATGCAGGCTATGAATTATGTAAACAGAATGAATAATGGAGGAGTCATAATGCAAATACCTACTATTGCGGCAGCGAGACATATCGGCGTCATTGATATACGCGCCGCTAATATAGGTGTTAATTCTATATCTTATGATAATTTTCAAAATGGGGAAGAGATTGTTATACTTCAGCGCATACAAGGGATACCACCGCATACATTTATGTTTAAATTAGAGGGTATAGAACAATGGTTTCAACAAAAGATTCACCGCGGTGAATTTCCAACTAATCCGTTGACTGGATTGGCAATTACTCAGGCAGATATTGAGCGGGCAACTCTTAATATTGTATAACATCGTTACGTTACCCATAAGGCGGAGTGCGAGGCTCATAAGGCGCGGCGGCCTTCTCACCCTTATCTATTGCTATAACTACACTCGGAGTTGATAGAATACCACGAACCCTCTCAAGAAGGCTCATTGTATTCTTATAGACGGGCCTAGCAGTCTGGATCGTTGATACAGGCAGAGATGGATACTCCTCTTGATAGGTCCTTGCCTGAAACGCCTTCGGAAATGGCTTGATAAAACCTCTATCAAATATTCGGGTCTCACCAAGTGTCTCAGGGAGCCATAGTCGCATGTCAGCTCGATTTAGTTTTACAGTCTGCTCTTCTAGGTCCTTATCGTCAAGAATGCGGCAGCCACTCATTTTCTACTTCTACGTTTGGAACGTTTAGATTCAAATTTACGATATGTCTTGCGTTTGCGCGTAGATCGTCTACCGCCCTTCGCGACTTCGATAATAGGCTCTGCATAAAGCTGCTCGGCAACTCCTTGCATGACTTTTTCAATTACATTATAAAAGGCCCCGTTAATCTGATTCTCAAGATTATGACGTAGACGAAGAACCTGCACACCTCTTATACGATTATTAATATCGGGCACTAGGGCAAAGCCTGGCGGCGTCCTCTGAGACTTTGATAAGGCAGTATCTACAAATGCAAGTTTCGGCGCCTTGTCGTGGGCATCTCCGTCACAATCTAAGAGAATACATCCTGGCCTACTATCACCTATCTCTCCGTGGTCACATTCAGAAAATCTTGCCTGTGTCCCAATAAGTTCTGTATGTCTTAGACTCTGATTATGTGTGGGGCAGTGGCCAACGACGACTAAAGAATATGGCAGAGCATTTACTAAATCACAGCTGCCACCACTCTTTGTCGAATATAAACGCGTCCATAGCGGGCTTCCAAGTGGTGATCGCTGAAAATCATCTTCATACCATATTTTTGGAGTATTAGCAAGCAAATCACCTCCTTTGGCAATTTCCTCTTGAATATGAATAAGACTATCTGTGTAATCAACTGGCTTGCCATAGTAATCAGCAAGTCCATGTAATCCTCCGTGAACACACGCAACCTCTCGTTTATCGCCATCTTGAATTGAAAGAAAATAAAAGGGACAATTTCTGTAAAATTGTAAGAGGGCGCCCATTCTCACTCCAGGGCGGTCAAGAAAAAAGGTCTCCGACGTGGGGTGCACATATGTGTCATATAAGAATGTCCCCAACCCACTAGTAATTAAGTTACCAACCGCTATTATGCTCTCCAGGTCGTGGTTTCCGATTGTGAATATTACATTAGAGTCGGCAGCGAGCGCACGAATACGTATATTGTGTAAAAAGGCATGCAATAAAAACTCAAAAGAACCTCTGGTATCGTCAACATCGCTAAAAGACAGCCCAAATTTTCTTCTACCGTCGACAATATCGCCAACAAGCACAACCAATATACCAGGGCCCCCTATCCATAGTGTCTCTGTAATCATACGAGGGTCGTAAATATCTTCAGTATAAGGGTCTAGATCTCTTGAGATAAGATTAGCGTCCTGAAGAATCTGTATAAACTTACGATAATCTGCATGAATATCGCTTGTTATATAGACTGTTGGATACTTGTTCGCATCTATAATATAATTCATAGAAAATAGATCACGGGCAGCCAGAAGTTTAGGACGTATACGCGTTTGTGCTGCTGCCATATTAAATCGTGGGCCACCCGCCACCGCTTCTATATCTTCATTTGTAAGAAGGGGGTCAACGGCCGCCATATATTATTATAAGAGATAATTATAGAATGTCCGGACTTGTGCTCGTCTGGGACATGGACAATACACTAGTAGGGAATTATTTTGACGTAGAAAACAAGTCCGATAAAGACATACTGTATTTGAATAGAAATGCGGTAGCCGTCTTAGAAACGGCAGTCAATGCAAAGATGCGAGGCAACGTTGACGCGATTTTCATGCTCACGAATAACGCCGACAAGCAGTTCATTGAGTATGTTCATGACAGACTGAAAATAAGATTAGATGTGCCAGTTGTCTTTGATTACATTATGGACAGAACACATGAATCGAGGACTCCTTCAGATGATCCACCGAAACGCTTGAAAGACGTTGAGTATATGATGGAAGCTGTAGGATTATCGACATATAACTTGGCAAACCGCGTCTTCTTCTTTGACGATATTCCGGACCATAAAATCCTCGCTGAAATACCGCCCGCCCACTATATCCACATCTTCCCCAGGTTTGAACCTTTTACACAGGACCAGACGGATTTCAAGCCCCTTCTTGACGCGATTTCGGCGCGTGGTGGCGGCCGCCGCCGTAAACAGAAGCGCACCAGGAAGACGCGCGCTAAGAAGCGTCGTGGCAAGATGAGTAAGAAAAATTTGACAAACATGTTTCACGATATGTAGGTATGTACTCCCTCTGTATTGTAGAATCTCCCGCAAAATGCGGCAAAATCCAGGGCTTCCTAGGCCCAGGATGGAAAGTCATTGCTACAATGGGGCATATCCGTGCTCTGGAGGAGACGGTGGATGCGGTCGGACTTGACAGAGATTTCCAACCGCGCTACACATTTATCAAGGAGAAGGGTAAGGCGATGTCTGGTATCAAGGAGGCTGCCAAGTCGGCCCACACTGTCTATTTGGCGGCGGATGATGACCGTGAGGGCGAGGCCATCGCTTATAGCGTGGCTGTCCTTCTAGGTCTTGACACAGCAAAGACGCATCGGGCCGTCTTTCACGAGATTACGAAGGATGCTGTGACGAGGGCTGTTGCAAATCCGCGCCGCCTAGACATGAATCGTGTAGAGGCACAGCAGGCGAGGGCCGTCTTGGATATGATGGTCGGCTTCACGATTAGCCCGATTCTCTGGAAGTGCGTTGGACCTGGTCTCTCTGCTGGCCGCTGTCAAACCCCTGCGCTTCGTCTTCTTGTGGACAGGGAGAGGGAGATTACGACGTTCTCGGCGCAGACTAGCTGGCGGATTTCAGGGGTATGGACAGCAAATAACCTTACATTCCCAGCATCCCTCTATGATGAGTTGGAGGATGAGGAATCCGCCCTGAATTTCCTGGAGAACATCCATGCAGACACGCGCGGCGAAGTCCTGTCTACGAAAACGGCGCCGAGGACGGCCGCGCCTCCTAAGCCGCTGATCACCAGCACTCTTCAGCAAGAGGCCAGCGCCCTCTTCTCGTATCAGCCGAAGTCCACAATGAGGTCGGCGCAGAAGCTGTATGAGCAGGGACATATCACGTATATGAGGACGGACTCAACCTATATCTCTGAGGAGGCGACTGCAGAGGCACAGGAGTATGTGAAGGCGACATTTGGTGCGGAGTATGTGGGAAAAGCGCAAGCGTCTGTAAAGAAGAGTAAAGCAACGGCTCAGCAGCCCGCGCAACCTCTTGCCGTTAAGACGCAACCTCTTGCCGTTAAGACGCAAGATGCGCACGAGGCCATCCGCCCTACGCATATGGACCTCACAGATCTTCCAATGGGTGAATGGACACCTGCCGACATCCGCATCTACAAGCTCATCTGGCAGCGAACGATTCAGAGCGTGATGGCTCCCTCTCAGTCAGAAGAGCACACAGTCCTCTTCAAGGCACTCGCCGACCCTGGCGAGTTCGTCTGGCAGGCCATCTGGAAGCGGAGTATCTTCCCAGGCTGGAAAAAGGTCGGTCTCGCAGCTGTGGATCTTGATAATGAGGATGAGACCTCCGAAGCCGACTCAGCATCTAGCGCGTGGACCGCAGCCACCAAGCTCAAGACCGGCGATGCACTCAACTGGAAGTCGCTCGCAGCC